ATCGTCCATTTCAAAGAACTGTTTGCTCTTGACGGTAAGAAAGCAAATCTTACTGTCAACGATGTCCAGCGTCGTAATAGAATTTCCCAACTCCTTGCTGATTGGGGTCTGATTACTGTCGTTGATGCTGAAAAGATTCAGGACATTGCTCCTCTTAATCAAATTAAAGTTCTTTCTTACAAGGATAAGAACAACTGGGTGCTTGAAACAAAATATAACATTGGTCGCAAGACTAAGGTAGAAGGAGAAGAAACCGTATAAATAGTTCGTCGCCATTTCGTGCGCGACTCTATACATACGGAATATACGCTACTTTATGGGGGTTACCAACACCCCCTTTTTAATGCAAACTATTATAATTAGTATTGGATGCCGAAAGGGTCCACACAACACAAACTCGCTTTTAAAGGAGCTACCATAATGGCAAACCTTGCACGGTATAATGCGTCGGATCTTTCTGCTTTGATGGATAAGATCACACGCAATAGCATTGGCATGGATGATTATTTCGATCGTATCTTCAAACTACACGAAACTACTTCTAATTATCCCCCATATAACCTCTACAACATCAGCAATACTGAATGTAAGCTGGAAGTCGCCTTAGCAGGATTTAGGAAGGCGGAGGTGTCTGTCTATACGGAGGCTGGTAAACTCTTCGTAGAGGGGCAGAAGGAGGACAAAGAGACCGATACCATCTTCTCCCACAAGGGACTGGCGCAGAGGTCCTTTACGAGGGTCTGGACGCTCTCTGATGAGACGGAAGTTAGGGATGTGACCTTTGAGGATGGTCTTTTGACAGTGACTCTTGGGAAGATTGTCCCAGAGGCGCATAAGCGTAAGGACTGGTTCTAAATATCGGGGGGTTGATCGCCCCCCTTTTTCATGTTATACTAGTAAGAGGTAAAAAGTCTATTATGTCGGTTAGAGTCGCTGTGATTGGCAATGATAAAATCATTGCTGATATTAAAGAATTGGTTGATCCTGAAGATAAAACTCGTCAATATCTTTTCAATAATCCATACCGTGTCATCCTGCAACCTACAATGACACTAATGGAAGATTCTTCGGAGGAACTTAATAATACCTCTCAAGTTTCTCTTGCTACTTGGCAACCATTAACCACTGACACTAGTTTTATTGTCAATCCTAGTTCAGTTCAAACGGTTTTTGAACCAGTTGCTGATCTTAAAAATATGTACAGGGAGTTGATTGATGCCATCAGTTAAAGTTATTGTTCTTAAAGAAGACTATAAATGTCTCATCGCTGGCGTCGAAGAGGTTTATGGTGCTGACATTGGAGAACCAGACTGCGAACTTACAAATCCTTATGAGTTTATCCCTCAAGATGAGGACTATGATGGTCCATACAAAGATCGTCTGAAACCATGGACTATAATGAAGTTGAGTTCTCAGAAAAAGTGTAGAATCCAAAGTGATACTATCCTAACCCTGGTTGATCCAGAATCTTTTATCCTTCAAGCATACAACGAACTTCTTGGTGAATGAAATTCTATACTAATGTACAAATGATTGGGGACCAGTTCCTCGTTCGTGGTTATGAAAATGGTGAGTACATTCAGTTTCGTGAAAAATATCAACCCACTCTCTTTGTTCCCGCAAAGAAAGAAACTTTCTACAAAACTCTCGATGGTGATTATGTCGAACCCATTAAACCTGGGTCGGTATCTGACTGTCGGGAGTTTATTAAAAAGTATTCACAGGTAGAGAACTTTAAGATCTACGGTAACGAACGGTTCATCTATCAATACATCTCGGATAAGTATCCTCAAGATCAGATTGACTTTGATATCAGTAAGATTCGTCTCGTAACGGTCGATATTGAGACCCGTTCTGAGAATGGGTTCCCTGATGTTGCATCAGCAGACCAGGAGATTTTGTTGATTACTATTCAGGACTACAACACCAAGGAGATTACTACCTGGGGTCAAGGTCCATTTAAGATCAAACAGGATAATGTTCGTTATCTTCAGTTCAATAATGAGCGTGATCTTCTGAATGATTTCATCCACTGGTGGATGGACAATACTCCCGATGTTGTAACTGGTTGGAACATCCAACTGTTCGACATCCCGTTTATTGCAAAGCGTATTGATCGTGTTCTTGGTGAGAAACTTGCTAAGAGACTGTCTCCCTGGGGTCTAGTGTCCCAGAAAGAGGTATTCATCAAGGGTCGTCAACAGATTTATTACGATATTGGGGGCATTACACAACTAGATTATCTCGATCTGTATAAGAAATTCACTTATACAAATCAGGAATCTTATCGTCTGGACCACATTGCTAATGTAGAACTCGGTCAGAAGAAACTTGATCACTCCGAGTTTGATACCTTCCAAGAGTTCTATACTAACGGTTGGCAGAAGTTTGTAGAATATAACATCATCGATGTGGAGCTCGTAGACCGTCTTGAGGACAAGATGAAGTTGATCGAGCTCGCTCTGACTATGGCATATGATGCCAAAGTTAACTATAATGATGTCTTCTATCAAGTTAGGATGTGGGATACCATCATTTATAACTACCTTAAGAAGAAAGGTATCGTTATTCCTCCTAAGGAGCAGACAGACAAAGATGAAAAGTACGCGGGTGCTTATGTTAAGGAACCGAATCCTGGGGTGTATGATTGGGTGGTCTCTTTTGATCTTAATTCCCTTTATCCTCATCTCATTATGCAGTACAACATCTCCCCTGAAACCATCATCGAGGAGCGGCATCCCACTGCATCTGTTGAAAGGATCCTGAAGGAAGAAATCAACTTTGAAATGTACAAGGACTATTCCGTTTGTCCTAACGGTGCTATGTTCCGTAAGAACAAAAAGGGATTTCTTCCCGAACTGATGGAGAAAATGTATGGTGAGCGTGTCATCTTTAAGAAGAAGATGCTTGCTGCCAAGCAACAATACGAGAAGACTCCTACCGACGCCCTTAAGAAAGAGATTGCCCGCTGCAATAACATTCAGATGGCAAAGAAGATTTCTCTTAACTCTGCTTATGGTGCCATTGGTAATCAATACTTCAGGTATTTCAAACTAGCAAACGCTGAGGCAATCACTCTGTCTGGCCAGGTCTCGATTCGCTGGATCGAGAACAAAATGAACGAATATCTAAATAAACTTTTGCGTACAGAACGCGAAGATTATGTCATCGCTAGCGATACAGACTCAATCTATCTTAATCTTGGACCTCTTGTTACTCAATTTTTTGGTAATAAGTCTGGTGATAAAGCAGCAGTTGTGGGGATACTTGACAAGATCTGTCAAGAAAAGTTGGAACCATTCATCGAGTCCAGCTATCAGGAACTTGCGGATTATGTTTCGGCATATGAACAGAAAATGAGTATGAAGCGGGAGAATATCGCTGACCGTGGTATTTGGACTGCTAAGAAACGGTATATTCTTAATGTTTGGAACAGCGAGGGAGTTGCATATACTGAACCTAAACTGAAGGTTATGGGTATTGAGGCAGTTAAATCATCAACCCCTGCACCCTGTCGTCAAATGCTTAAAGAATCTTTTAAAATTATGATGTCAGGATCAGAAGATGCTATGATAGACTACATAGATCAATGCCGTAGCAAGTTTAAGAAACTTGCTCCTGAGGAAATTTCTTTTCCGAGATCTGTTAGTGATGTAACCAAGTATAAATCCAGCTCTGACATCTATGTCAAGGCAACCCCGATTCATGTTCGGGGAGCACTCCTGTACAATCACTACATTAAGAAAGGAAATCTTACCCATAAGTATTCATTGATCCAAAACGGGGAGAAGATCAAGTTTTGTTATCTGAAGAAACCCAATATCATTCATGAGAATGTTATCTCTTTCATTCAGGACTTTCCAACAGAACTCAACATCTCCAAATATGTTGATTATGACTTGCAATTTGACAAGGCATTCTTAGAACCTCTAAGGATCATCCTAGATGCTATTGGGTGGTCTGTGGAGAAAACCGCAAACCTAGAAATGTTTTTCTCATGAACGATCAAAATTCTATCGTAGATACCGAATCAAAAAAAGATAAATGGAATCGTGGTCTAGACCTTTTTATTGAAAGTGTTCTTAAACCAGATCAAGAACTGAGGCAGTGTGCCCACAATCAAAAGTGCTACACCGAACTGTTGGATGTTCGTGAGAATGTGCTAGAATACTTGAAAAGCATGCGTTGGTATTGAATGGACTTTCTTAAAGATATTGTAAAAGAGATTGGTGATGACTACACCAAACTCGCAGCAGACATTGAAGAATCTGAAAGTTATGTTGACACTGGTTCGTACATTTTTAACGCACTGGTGTCAGGTAGTGTATTTGGTGGTGTATCTGGCAATAAGATTACTGCTATTGCTGGAGAGTCTAGTACTGGAAAGACTTTCTTTTCTCTCGCTATGGTTAAGAATTTTCTTGATTCTAACCCCGATGGTTATTGTCTCTACTTTGATACTGAGGCAGCTATCACTAAATCACTGATTGAATCTCGTGGTATTGACACCAAGCGTTTGGTAGTTGTCAATGTTGTTACCATCGAAGAGTTTCGTAGTAAGGCACTGAAAGCAGTAGACATTTACTTAAAAAAATCTGTAGATGAGCGTAAACCTTGTATTTTTGTGCTAGACTCTCTTGGTATGCTCTCTACTGATAAAGAGATTACTGATGCTCTGAACGATAAACAAGTTCGGGACATGACTAAATCTCAACTTGTCAAAGGTGCATTCCGTATGCTTACCCTTAAACTGGGTCAAGCAAATATCCCGATGATCGTTACTAATCATACCTACGATGTCATTGGTGCCTATGTTCCTACAAAGGAAATGGGCGGTGGTTCTGGTCTTAAATATGCTGCTTCTACTATCATCTATCTCTCAAAGAAAAAAGAGAAAGATGGAACCGAGGTTGTTGGAAACATTATCAAAGCAAAGACTGCTAAATCTCGTTTAAGTAAGGAAAACAAAGATGTGGAAGTTCGTCTTTATTACGATGAGCGTGGTCTTGATAGATATTATGGTCTTCTTGAACTCGGTGAACTGGGCGGTCTCTGGAAAAATGTCGCAGGTCGGTATGAGATCGACGGCAAAAAGCTTTATGCAAAGCAAATCCTTAAAGAACCAGAAGTATATTTCACTGAAGAAGTGATGCAGCAACTCGATGAGATTGCTAAGAACGAATTTAGTTATGGTGCCTAATGAATGATCGTATTGAACTCACTATCCTTAGAAATCTCATTCATGATGAAGAGTTTCTAAGGAAAGTTCTTCCCTTTATTAATCCTGAATATTTTCAGGAGCGTACTGAAAAAGTTATCTTTGAAGAAGTCACCTCCTTTGCCCAGGAGTATGACAAAATTCTGACACCAGAAATTCTTAGCATTGAGATTCAGAACAGGGGAGACCTATCTGAACAAGAGTTCAAAGACGCTCTAGGGTTAGTTGAAGTTCTCCGTGAATCGGAGACTCATTCTCAGTGGTTGCTCGATGCCACTGAGAAATGGTGCCGTGATCGTGCCATCTATTTGGCACTCATGGAATCCATTCAAATTGCAGACGGCAAAGATTCTAAGAAAACTAGGGATGCTATCCCTAGTATTCTGTCGGATGCCCTTGCAGTCTCGTTTGATAATCACATCGGACATGATTATCTTGAAGACTATGAGCAACGCTACGAATCCTATCATAAACAAGAATCTAAGATCCCGTTCGACCTCGAATACTTTAACAAGATTACGAAAGGCGGGCTCCCTAACAAAACACTTAATATTGCTCTTGCTGGCACGGGGGTTGGTAAATCTCTGTTTATGTGTCATGTCGCAAGCTCGGTGTTACTACAGGGCAAAAATGTCCTATACATCACGCTTGAAATGGCTGAAGAGAAAATTGCAGAAAGAATCGACGCTAATCTGCTTAATGTTAACATCAGAGATCTAGTCGATCTTCCTCGTCAGATGTTCGAAACAAAAGTCAATAACCTTGCTAAGAAGACTCAGGGAACTCTTATAATTAAAGAGTACCCGACAGCATCTGCCCATGCGGGACACTTTAAATCTCTGCTCAACGATCTGGCACTTAAGAAGTCTTTTCGTCCTGATATTATTTTCATCGATTACCTTAATATATGCTCTTCCTCACGCTATCGCGGTGCGATTGGTGTTAATTCATATAGCTATATCAAGGCAATTGCTGAAGAGCTTAGAGGGCTTGCTGTCGAAGCAGAGGTCCCTATCGTATCTGCCACCCAGACCACTCGTTCTGGTTATAGCAGCAGTGATGTTGACATTACTGACACTAGCGAGTCCTTTGGCCTCCCTGCTACTGCTGATCTTATGTTTGCCCTTATTTCATCTGAAGATCTTGAAGGACTCGGGCAAATTATGGTGAAGCAGTTGAAGAATAGGTATAACGATCCAACAGTAAACAAGCGGTTTGTTGTAGGTATTGACAGGGCAAAGATGAGACTTTATGACTGTGATCAGTCTGAAGGTGGGAGTCTCCATGATCGTGGTGACGAAAATGATGCAGAGAACTTTGTAAAGGAAAACAAGTTTGAGGGATTTAAGTTTGATTAGATCAGCAACAGAAATTTGGAATAAAATCTCTGCGGTTAACAACCTTGAGTTCGAATTTCGTCTCTTAAATGATAAAGTTCCTGTTCTTGTAGCAAATGATGTTTATAAGAATCCAGATCTAGTATCTGAGTTCTTTGAGAATCTTGACTACTGGGAAACAAGATACTTTATTGATAGTGATAATGTTCGTCCTGGTCTTACTCATAGATTCCCTGACATGTTGCGTCCAATAATTGCGCAGCAGTTAGAGCAGAGACTTAAACCATTATTCGGTGTTTCTAAATTAAGTGTTTGGGATTTATATACCCAATGCACAAGCGGAAATATGACATTAGATTCTACTGGAAGTCTATGTTGTTATCCTCATATCGATACTCCTCTTTTAGATACACTGGATGATATTCCGTGTTTCGTCACAAACATAAATTTCTCCAAGAGTGTTGATCCAGTTACTACAGGATTTTGGTCATGGCGCGGTAAAACTAATGCTTTAGATTTTGACCGTAAAGATAAAAATAGTTTGCAAAACTTTTATGATCGTCACGAATTTCAAACTGTAGATTCGTGGTTTCAGATTAAAAACTATGAAGATTTTTCATTTGAAACTTCTGTCACGATAGGGTATAATAGTCTAGTAGTTTACCCAACTATGAACCTCCATAATCCATTCATTGAACCTAGTTGGTTCTCTGATAGTCAGAGGTTAGTCTTGTCTATTTTTTTCTCTTTGTCTCCTGAAGATTTTGACTTTGAAGACAAATACATAGATACGGTTTCCTATAGTTGGGAACACTTCAGACTTGACACTCTATTCAATTATCATCCAAAACAAACTCAATTTGAATAATTATTATGCCTACTTATTCCTCTGCAATCGCTGACAATATTCCTGAACCTCAGCGTCCTCAGCAACCTCCTGCTCCTTCCCGTCCCCGTGCTAAGGAGTTCTGGGAGATGGAACCTGGAGATCCTGGCACTGAACAGTGGCAAGATAACCCTGTCAATCCTACTGGTCCTCAAGGTGCTCCTGCTGCTGAACAGCAAGCTCGTGCTGTTGAAAGTATGCAAGTAGTTGTTACTCAAAGCAGGCGTGAGATTGCCAATCTCTCCAAATATATTGAGTTTGTCGATCAGGTTACCAGTGCTCCTTCTAAGGACAATGCTCAGTTCATTGCTCGTGTTGCATCTCTGCAAGCAGAAGGTTGTGACATCCAGCGTCTCCTGACTGCTGCTGTTGGTATCGCTGCTGAAGGTGGCGAGTTCATGGAGATCGTTAAGAAGATCACCTTCCAAGGCAAACCCTGGAACGCTGATAACATCGAGCACCTGAAGATCGAACTCGGTGATGTCATGTGGTATGTCGCTCAGGCATGTATGGCACTGGACATCTCTCTGGAAGAAGTTCTGGATCGTAACATCAGCAAACTTGCTGCTCGTTATCCAGAAGGAACCTTCGATGCATATTATTCTGAAAACCGTAAAGCAGGTGACCTTTGATGATTAACCTTGAACTCGATCCCCAGACTGCCGTTTATGTAATGCAGTCCCTTGTCAATACTCAAGAAGGATATACTTATGATGAAAAGTGTGTTCCTCCTCGCATTGTTCAAATTCGTGAAGTGATTGGTAAGATCGATGCTGCTCTTGACGAAGCAATGAAAGACTGATGTATAGTTTCTGGATCCACCTAGTAGCATTCTTTCAAGTTGTCGTGATGAATTGTATTCAACCTGCCAACTGGAAGTATTGTTATCGGGTGGACCAGTGGTTAATTCCAGACCTTGTAGAGGGTTATGAAATCTGGTCTGGCAAAAAACAACCCTATCAAACTGAGAAAGACTATCTAAATAGTCTTGACGACCAGATAGAATAAAATGTCTGACGGAGAAGTATTATTGGCATTGAATGCTGCTCTTAAAGGAGTGCAGACTAAAGTCGTCAAATCTGGACCTAAGGTAGATAAAATTAGAATCATCTCTGCACAAAGAGCAGAGACCCAGGATAAAATATCTAAAGAATTAATTAGATTGAGGGTTCCTTTTGTCAATGAAATTGACAAGAGTGAGTCCTCTTTTCCTGTAACTAAGATTGCACTTCAAAAAGGTCTCATCAAACTCATCTACAAGAAAGGTGGTGGTGGAGGATCTGGCGCTGGTGCTGCATTAACTAAACTTGCCGAATCATCTCAGGCACTTTATGCTGCTGTAGTTTTTAATGTTCTTCGTCGTGAGATGACGATCAAGGATGTTACTAAGGATAATTTTGTAAGAGCAGCAGCAACTGCAATCACTGATGAAAAATTCGATAACATGGTAAATGCATTGCCAGATGATTGGATTAACTCATCTATTGCTGGTGCAAATGCTCTGTTTAAAATGTATGGAAATTCTGGTAGGTTCACTTTTCACAGAGGATCTCCTGTTGTTAATGCTATCGAAAAAACATTTACGGCAATCAATAGAGAAGAGTCTGCTTTTGGTAACCTAAACAAGTGGAGTCCTGCTGACATCTACATGGTTGGTGCAGGTTTTAATCCTGGAGAGTTACAAGCAGAAAGAACTCTAAAGGGATTGAATGAAAAGATGTTCGAGTATGTTCAATCTAATCAACTGATTGGAGTCTCTCTTAAAAAGATTACTAGCAGTAGAGGAATCATTAGTAAGAAAAATTTCCCTACGGATAAGAAGGCAGTAACTGCATCTTTTAGAGGAACTACCACTAATATGGATGCTATGGATGGTTATATTCAGTGGGGTGCTGGAACAACAGAGAAGATCCAGTTTAGAAGTTTTGGTGGAGAAGCATCACTGACTGGATGGCAGGGAGAGATTAAGGGTGCGTCTGCTAACCAGGGTAAGGTTTCTTTGGGTCCAATCAATTTTATTCTCAAGAGACATGGACTACCGCAGATTCCTGCATCGTCAGAGTCTGCTGCTTTGGCAAAATCAAACACGGAAAAACATTGCGCCAACATAGCGCAAATGATGGCAGACTATGGTATAATTAGTCCAGCACAAGTGGGTGCCGCTGCCAAAACAATACAAGGAAATTCTGATAAGTACAGATACTCAAAGTACCTCGTCATGAATTTGCTGTTAACCATGAAGAAGGCACCAAAGCAAATACAAGATCAAGTAGTGCAAGATCTTTATTTGTATGCTAGTTCTCAGGCAAGTTACTCTGCTCCGTATATCAAATTAGAATGAAATGCACATTGATTTGTTTCCTCAGCGAGTATATAAGTATCATCTTGATCCCACAGAAATAAAGAAGTTCATGTTAGAGAGGTACAACTCTTACAAAGACTTCTCTGTTAATGGAACTCCAGATGGATGGTTTTGCAATGTGAGGACAGAATTTCAAGGAGCATTTCCTCAAGAGATTAGTGATAATTATATTGACATTCTTCAGCAATGGAAGAATGATATTGGATTGACTCATAGACCATACATTCATGAGATTTGGATGAACACTTATGATCGATCTCATTATCAAGAACCTCACACTCATTTACCTGGATTCTATTCTGCAATTCATTATGTGTTGTTTAATCCTTATGAGCATGAAGGTACAACATTTTGCAATCCTCTAGAACAAATAAATTCTTTCATGTTTGATGGTGAGTTTATGGATGAGAGACTCAATCCCCATGTTCTAGAACATGCAGATATCCCTGTAGAAGAAGGGGATATACTCATATTTCCATCTAATCTAAAACACTTTGTTAAAAAGAATGATAGCAAACATCTTCGTATGACTGTATCCTTTAATATAAATAGAGTTGCGGAGAATACACGGCGGGTATTTGCATAATAATCATGAAGAGTTTCTTCCAGTTTTTAAACGAGGCACAGACTAACGCTGCAAAGCAAGCAAAGAAGCTTGGTTTGAAGGGCGATGGTCATGGATCGTGGTTGGATGCTCAGAATAGAATTGTAGGTAGAACTGTAGAAGGTGAATTAGTATTCACTAGCGGTAGAAAGCCCGCACAAGAGAGTGATCCTACAAGACCTGGACCCGCTGCTAGAGGACTTCCCCCTCAAGAACCACCCCCGCCTGCTCCTGGACAGGGTGGAATGCAACCCGAAGAGGGAGAGGTTGAGGAAGTAGAAAAGACCAGAGGAACTCTCACCATCGGATTTGGTAGATTCAATCCTCCTACATCTGGTCATGAAAAACTTTTAGATACAATTAAGAAGACTGCTGCGGGTGAGCAGTATGTTGTATATCCTTCTCACTCTGTAGATCCTCAAAAGAACCCTCTTGATGCAGAGACAAAGGTTCTCTTCATGAAGAAGATGTTCCCTGATCATTCGAACGCGATCGTATACGATCCTTCTGTTCGTACTATTTTTGATGCTTTGAAACATGCAGACACCGAAGGATATGCCAGTGTCAACATCGTGGTTGGTGCTGACAGACAAAAAGAGTTTGAGAACCTCGCAAACAAATACAACGGGCAACTCTATAATTTTGATGCGATTAATGTCATCTCTGCTGGAGAACGGGACCCCGATGCTGAAGGGGTCGAGGGCATGTCTGCTTCGAAATTACGAGCACTAGCAGCAGACGGAGACTTTGAATCATTTAGAAAGGGACTTCCTAAAGCTGCTAAGGGTGTAGTTGCTAGAGAACTGTTTAATACAGTTCAAAGATCTATGGGTGCTGCAGCAAAAACTGAAGGCGTTGAGATGTGGCAAATTGCACCTAAGTATGATTCCAGAACTCTTAGAGAGCACTATCTCTCTGGCGATATTTTTGGTATGGGTTCACTTGTAGAATCTCTTAATACTGGATTGATTGGTAGAGTCATTCGCCGTGGCGCTAATCATGTTATTGCAGTAACTAAGGAAGGCATCATGTTCAAGTCTTGGATTAGAGACTTGACTGAGTATGTTTCTCGTATTCCCTCTGGAGTTCCTGCTTCCAAACGCGAAATCGGAACAGATTCTTACAGAGAATATGTACAGACCCTTACTCCCCTGGAGAAGGTAAAGTCATTTATAAATAAAAGATAGCAGACGCAAAGCTTTTAGGTTCGATGAAAAACTTTATTGAAGATAGCGCAGAGCAAATCATGCTTAATAGCATGGCCAATGTTTTTATGTCTGAAAAGTTGGACCCTGTTGGTAAGGAAGACTCTGATATTGATAATGATGGTGACTCTGATAAGTCCGATTCCTACCTGAGAAAGCGTCGTCAGGCAGTTGGTGCTGCTATCGCTGCTGAGAAAGCAAAGCGTGTTAAGAAAGAAGAATTGGAAATGTCTCTCCGTCAAAAGGTTGAGGGTTTAAACGAAAAAAAGTTGTATCCCGCCGACAAGGCGACGACCTCTGACGAGAAAGAAATAACAATCGAAGAGAAACCCGTAAAGAATATCATTAAAATCAATCCTGATATTCAAGAGGGTCTCAAGCAAGCACGGAAGAATGTCGGTGCTGGTAAGTGCTGGGATGGATATGTTGCCAGAGGAACTAAGAAGAAGGGTGGTAAAGAAGTTCCTAATTGCCAGAAAGAACAGATTGATGCATCCAAGACCAATCAAACTCCAGATCAACTTCTGCAGGGAATGATTGATAAGAAGAAGTTGGGTGGAAAAGTAGTTAAGATGAAAGAGGAGACTTTAAGTGAGAAAGCAGTCTCTAGAAAGCAGCAGCGTTTCATGGGTATGGTCAGAGCTGCTCAGAAAGGTGAGGGAGCGGCATCGCCTGAGGTTGCCAAAGTTGCTGCCAGCATGAAGAAGAAAGATGTAAAAGATTTTGCATCTACTAAGCACGATGGTCTTCCAGAAAAGAAAAAAGTCAAAGAAGAAACTGAGATTAATGAGATTGCTCCTGCACTATTAGCAAGAGCTGTTGGTGGTGCTCTACTTCAAAAAGGCGTAGGCCGTGCAATTGTTGGAGGTGTTGCTAAAGGTGCTGCTTCAGGTCTCGTCAGTGGTGCCCTTAGTGCAGCTACTGCTCCACTTCAAGCTGTTGGAGGTGTAGGCAGTGCTATTGGTGGTCTTTCCAAAATGGCAGCAGCAAATCAAGAAAAAGAAAATTTAAAGAAAAAAGAAGAGTTGCAAAAATCTGTAAAGGAAGAGATCGCTGCTATCGCAGAAGGTGCTCGCAAACCCGAAGTTGAAGAGAAGGGTAAGAAAGTTGCTGAGTTAGAAAGGGAAGGTCGTGCTAAAGGGATCACCGACAAGTTCCGTAAGGAGTATCCTGGTTCTCGTCAGGAGAAAAAGGAAAGAGGTCGCAAGCAGACTGAAGGTGAACTGACTCAAGATCGCATTAAGAAGCATAACGAGCGTGTTCGTAAGCATGGATTCACTTCTAAAGAGAAGAAAGAATCTAAGGCAAGGGAGAAATACGATTCTGCAAGAGATTGAGCCTATATAGGGTATACCATATAGGTAAAAATCATGGTCTCTTTTTTACTTCCCCTGGCATACAAAGTAGTTGATGCCGCTATCGCTAAGATCCCCGACGATGCAGAACTGGGTGAAAAACTCATCGATCTGTGTCTCCTTATTGTCGGTAAAGCAGTTAAACTGACTAAGACTACTGCTGACGACGAACTGTTTGAAAAAGTTAAGGCAGCGATTAAAACCCGCGAGGATGCTTGACTTATAAATAATTCTAAGAAAAATCGTACATTGGGTGCAAAAACATGGCTCTCTGGGGCAATAACGACAATGTAACTTCCACTGGCACAGTTAGCCTGGATTATGCTACTGGTACGGTCACAGGTGCTGGTACTTCTTTCGCTACTGATCTGGAAGTTGGTCAAGTAATCCGCTTCGGCATTCGTGATGGTGTCGGCACATACTATGGAGATGCAGTTATCTCTGGTATTACCAGTGAAAGAGTTCTGAGCATTGCTAGTACTGCTGGTCTCTCTGGTGCTGCTATCGCCGCTACTGACTTCTATGTCAGTGAACTGCCTGTATATACTGTAGGAGATTCCACTTTCAGTGAGAATACCTACGGTGTCGAAGACAAAATTGTCTATGGCATTTCTACTTCTGCCGTTGCAATGGGTCACAGTGGTTCTGTTACTCATTATGGATGGGTAGGTGTTCAAACCTATATCGATTGCCACGGAAATTATAGAGTTAAGACAGAAACTCTGGTTGCCATGGGTGCCGATTCTACTGGCAGCGGTGGCATTAGCACTGGTGCTGGCAGCATCGTTTATCCTACTGATGTATGATAAAGTGAATGAAATTCGATGAATTGAACGATAGTAACTATCTCTTATTTGCTATTAAGAATTATGAAAATCCTCAGGCAGTAACTGAGGAAGATTTTTATGATGATCTTAAAAGAATCAAATACATTAAAAGGCTACTGAAGAGATATAAGAATAGCGGAGAGTTAAGAACTCATCTGATTCTTAATCACTTCATAGTCCTTTTTAATGTATTTGGGGACGCTGGAGTTCCGTTGCTCTTTTTTAAATTAGATAGAGATCTATGGTCTTGTACCAAAAGTTTTCTAACCTATCTTGGTAGAGTTCCCGATTACCCACGCACGGAACTAAATAATATTATCGATGATGAATATTGTCTGGAGCAGTTACGAGCAGTCTGATGGATCGCCGCTTACAAAAAGTGTATGACATCTTGAAAGAGATGATGGTCGCTAATGCTCCTGGAGCATCTGGCGGCTTTTCTGATAACTCTGATCCTAAAGGACCCGTTGCTGGGCGAAACATTTACATGGGTAAAGGTTCACGCAAACGCTGGTTAGACCATGTTCGCAAAACTAGGAGTTCTTGAATCGAAGTTAGAAATTTATGAGGACTTGTCCAAAGAAATGCTGGACAAGTTAGAGCGTGCTGTAACTTCCATTCAAGAAAATACAAACAAAACTGCCATCATCCTTGAGCGACATGAGAATCGTTTGGATGAAGGTGACAAAGCAAACCAGGCAATCATTAAGATGATCAATGATCATCAGAAATATGATGAGAAGATGTTTGAAAGAATGACTGAGAAGTTTGATGACCTGGAGAAGAAGGTAGATGAGAACCAGAAGATGCTCTGGATGGTTACCATCAGTGCCAGTGCAATCATCTTTGCTGTTCAGTTCCTTCCATCCATCGGTTTTAAGTTGACACCTGCACCGATAACGAGTACAATAGTCCCAGGCACTAGTCTGGTGAATGGACCTAATTGATTCCAAGTACATCGGTCTTGTCTCTGCTAGACTTCAGAAGTTTAAAAGAGTAAAGGCAGATCTTTATAATTTTCGTTGCCCTATCTGTGGAGATTCCCAGCGGTACAAGAACAAAGCGCGTGGGTATATCTATTCAGTAAAGAACAACACCAATTTTAAGTGCCATAACTGTGGTGCTTCGATGTCACTCAACAACTTCTTGAAGAAGTTAGACTCTACTCTGCATAAGAAGTATTCTATCGAGAAGTTCAAGGAAGGACATACGGGCAGAAACTTTGTTGTTGATGAACCCGAGTTTGTTTTTGAGAAACCAAAGTTCATTGCAAAGTTAGATCTCCCTCTCTGCAGTGAGGTTGACACTGCAAAAAAGTATCTGGAAGGACGGAGGATTGATCCGTCCAAGTTTTACTTCGCTGAGAAGTTCAAGTCCTTTGCTAATACCTTTCAAGAGGTATTCACAAGCACTTCTCATGAAGAATCTAGGATAATTATTCCTTTGTTTTATAATCAAAACCTAATCGGTTTTCAGGGAAGGGCTATAGGTCCTAACCGTGTTAAATATATCACCGTGATGTTGGATGACAATGCACCAAAGATTTATGGATATGATGGAGTCGATACAAAATTACCTATCTATGTGGTCGAAGGACCCTTTGACAGCACTTTCGTCAACAATAGTGTGGCTCTGTGTGGTGCTGACGGTAACCTTCGTTGTCTTGAAGGAAATGATCTCGTTTTTGTTTACGATAATGAACCCCGTAATCGAGAGATCGTCGATCGCATTGACAAATGCATATCAAGAGGCGAGAGAGTCATCATCTGGCCAAGTGGAATCGTAGAGAAGGACATCAATGATATGGTCCTCGCTGGACACAATGTTATGGATGTGTTAAAATTAAATACATACTCAGGTCTAGAAGCAAAAGTTAAATTTACAGAGTGGAAAAAGGTATGAGCAACGGGACTAAAGTTCGTAAAAGATCTGGCGAATTGGAATCGCTTGATCTAAACAAGATGCACAAGATGGTTGATGAGGCATGTAAAGATCTTGCGGGCGTCTCTGCCTCTCAGATTGAAATCAATTCTGGCATTCAGTTTTATGATGGTGTTACCACTGCTGAGATTCAGGAGATCTTGATTCGTAGTGCTAGTGACCTGATTGACCTTGAGAATCCGAACTATCAGTTCGTTGCTGCTAGACTTCTTCTGTTTGCTCTGAGGAAGCAACTGTGGGGTCGTATGCATGAGTGCCCTACTCTGCAACAGCATGTTGAGAATTGTGTGAAGAGAGGCGTCTATGACGCAGAGATCGTAGTAAAATATTCTGCTGAAGAGTGGGAAAAACTGAATGGATATATTGACCATGAGCGTGACATGCTGTTCACCTATGCTGGTCTTCGTCAGGTAGCCGATAAATATCTCGTTCAGGATCGTAGCACTGGAGATGTCTATGAGACTCCCCAGTTTATGTACTTGATGATCGCTGCTACGATCTTTGCAGAGTATCCCAAAGAAACGAGACTCGATTATGTCAAGCGGTACTACGACGCAACATCGAAGCACAAAATCAACATTCCCACACCTATCATGGCGGGAGTTAGAACTCCACTTCGACAATTCGCTAGCTGTGTGCTTGTTGATGTTGATGACACCCTCGATAGTATCTTTACTAGCGATATGGCTATTGGCAGATATGTTGCACAAAGGGCGGGAATCGGTATCAACGCGGGTAGAATCCGTGGCATCAACAGCAAAATCAGAGGCGGAGAAGTTCAGCACACAGGCGTTGTCCCTTTCCTCAAAAAGTTTGAAGCAACTGTCAGATGCTGCACTCAAAATGGCATCAGAGGTGGATCAGCGACTGTCCACTTCCCAATCTGGCACCAAGAAATCGAAGACATCATCGTTCTGAAGAACAACAAGGGCACAGAGGACAATCGCGTAAGGAAACTTGACTACTCAATTCAGATTTCGAAACTCTTCTACGAGCGTTTTATCAAAAATGAATC